AGAAATCAAAGAACATAGAATACAAGAAACCATGTCTGAATGTTTAAAAGGGAAGAGGGTTGCAATGAGATCAAATAAAAATAAAAATATTCAGTACCAATGCATAAAGTCGATGGCTGAGTTAGAGTCGAACATAGATGGATCAAAATCAATTAAAAAATTAGTATTAGAATAATGGCAGATAAACAACCACCAAGAACTAAAAAGTATTATAGATCTACCAAGTCTGGTGCTGGTATGACTAGAGCTGGTATTGCTAAATATAGAAGAGACAATCCTGGTTCTAAATTAAAAGGAGCTGTAACAGGTAAAGTTAAAAAAGGATCTAAAGCTGCAAAGCGTAGAAAATCGTATTGTGCAAGATCTGCTGGACAAATGAAACGATTTCCAAAAGCTGCTAAAAATCCAAACTCAAGATTAAGACAAGCTCGTAGAAGGTGGAAGTGTTAATTGAAAAAAAAGACATGGTCTAAAAAACAGGTTGTAAGACTTTGTGGTATCTGTCAAGAGTGCGGCAGAGAGTTGTTGAGTAATGAAGGTGGATGGATTATAACAGCAACAAAAAAATATTTTTGTCATGATGGGAAAGATGGTTCTTGTTTTGACAACTATTGTAATGTAAAGTTACAACAACAAAAGGAGAAAGAAAATGCCAGGACACTATGGAAAGAAAAAAGGTAAAAAGTTATCTGCAAAGCAAAAGAAGATTGCTGCAATGGGTGGCAATAAAAAGAAAATCGATGCTGCAGATTTTAGAAAATTAAGAAAGAAGAAAAGATAATGAAAAAAGGTTATCACAAAACTAAGTCAGGTAAGATGGCTCGTAAAGGTTTATACTATAATATAAACAAAAGAAAAAAAGCTGGTACATCAAGATCTAAAAAGAAATCTACTATATCTAAAAAAGCATACGCTAATATGAAGCGTGGTTTTAAGAAGAAGTAAATTCTTTATAGTCTCTCCACAAGTTTGATGTAGGAGACCAGCAACCTTTGTAGTTCATTTTATTTTTTATATGATGCAATATGCTTGTGTGGTCCATACCAAAGTATCGACCTATTGCAGGTGTACTTAAATCATATTTCTCATACACAATATTTAAAACTAAAGATCTTAATTTAGTTATATCTGCTAGTCTTGATCGACCAATAATATCTTCTCGTTTAGTTTTATATTTTTTAGCAACCCATTTAATTACACTTTCTATATCATCTGATGTAGCTGTGCTTCTTGTATTACCTGTTGGCACTATAATAGGTTGTCTCTTCTTTAGATGTTTTATAATTAATTTAAGTTGCTGTGTGCGTTCATAAAATTCTGAATGTGCAAGTTTAAATCCATTTCTAAAACCTGATTGATATATTTTTAGTTCTTGTTCTGTTAATTTTTGATATTGAGGTGCTTTCATAGCACTTTTAAATGTAGATAGTTTCGTTTTGAGCATACCTTACCTTCCTTACCTTTGTGTTTCTTGTCGAATTGACAATTATGTTCTCATCAATTCTTCTTTTGTCTGCTCTATCTTCCAAAGCAATCTATAAGAATCTTTTTGATACTTATAAACTTTCTGCTTTGCTTCCAGGTACTTCTGATGTTTTGCTTGTTGAAGATCCCTGTACTTTTGCAGACGAGTTCTTAACTCGTTCATCTTTCTTCTCCATTTTCACTGTTGTAAAATCAAAATTTATATTTCTGATTTTTACTTCTACCAACTCACCTTCCTCATTGGGTTTGGCAGCTTTCTCCAGAGAGTCAAACTTTTCTACATAAGTAAAACTTGCCTCTCCATGCTTATATCTTATATATGGCATCTTACCTCTTTGTCAACTATAGTCTCGATCTATTATCATATCGATATAGTGTTTAGCTTTTAATAAATCGTCTTTTTTACCCTTATATGGGTGTCTTAATATGTATTTTATAACATTTCCTTCAGCACTTAACAGTCTATTTTTGTTAATAAATTCTGCTGGTTGGATTACAAAATCAAGATAATGCGATCCTTTGATTTGCTTTTTGTAAGGTTTGTTGCTCATAAATTTGAGGGAGTAAGGCGAGAGAAAAACTTAAAATGGAAGCTAAACATGATTCGATAGCTAAAAACCCTCGCCTTACAGATAGCATCTATTAGTAGCTATCCTCTTCTGTAGTTACCATAGTTAGATCTATTTTCATAGCTCTTTCTTGGGGTAAATGATCTTTGGTTGTTGGATGCAGATTTCTGACCAGTATTACTTTGTTTTAAAGTAACATTGATACCGCCTGTGGCTTCTCCACTATCCATTTCAGTATGACCCCAACCTGAAGGATCATACCAAGTGCCTTCAATTTCAACACCTATTTTCCAGTTTTTATCTGGTCTACTGGTATTGGGTGCAGCTTCAAAGATCGGTCTAGGATCATTGCTTTGCTGCTTCTCTATCATTATATCCTTGATGAGGTCTCTTAACCTTTCATCAAGTGGTACAAGTTTTATGTTGTACTTATCTTTCATTGTTGCTCCTTTTATTATTTTTTAAAGACGACAATCTATTTTCTCTAGCGTTTACCACTAACCGCCATGTACTTATTAGATGGTTCGTCTTTAATAACTTTGTCTCAAAAGATTCATACTCCTTTGTGAGTCTTTCTAACTCTTCCAAATTAGGAGCAGTTTTATATTTTTTGATAACAAAGTCTGGTTCAATATCCCCATTTGTTTGAGGTATATCTTTGTTCACTTCTTCCATCTCATTACCTACATCTACATTCTCTTCGTAAGATGTAATATCACCATCGATAAGACCAAAGTTACACAAAGCTCGTGATTTGCTGTAAGTTTCTGCTTTTGGGATTTCATTTCTTTCACCCCAGTATTGTGTGCTAAAACCTACTGCAATAATTCTACCATTGTTGTTGTCTACTATTTCTGATTTCATACATACAAAATCATCATTCATTTCTACTATCTTTGTATCGATACCAAACTCTGTACCAAACTCTTTTCTAAAAAATTCATATTGCCTTGCTGTTGATATAGATTTAGGTCTTTTATCACTAGGCAACCATTTATTGTTACGCTTTACATAAGCATTCTTAAATAGTTCTTGATTTACTTTTGCTATTCTTTGATTAAGTTTTGTCATCCTTACCCCCACAGTTTTTTTATTATTTTTATTTGTTCTGGACTTACATCACTCATCATCCAGTGTTCCAGATCAGGTTTCTCTACTAACGATGCCATGATTTGCGGATCGCCATTACTTACAAAAAGTAATTTCTGTATCGTAAATGCTTTTTGTATCATTTCATTATAAGCATATTCTAAATGGTCATCCTTTAATGCAGGATGGCTACGATCAAATATTATGTAATCTCTCTCGTTTGCATAAAATATAAAAGGTTCTTTATCACTAGCAAATCTATAAAAAGCAACTTGTCTAATGTTAGATGTTTGTGGATCTTTAGGTAAGGCAGTTGTGTATCCATTGACTTTAGGTGGTTTAGTTTTACACTCACTAAATACTTTACCTTCATAATCGATACGACCTTGTATTTTAAATATTAAATCTTTTGGTTGATCTTCTACTGTTCTCTCACATGATAGTTCATCACTACCATGTATCTCTTTTACTGCTTTTAAAACATTTTTTGTAGTTGCGTGTAATTTATCTACAAACTTTTCTCTTAATGATAAATCAAATTCATCTTTAGGATCTTTTAAATACAAACCATATTCATATTTAAAATTATTATCATAGTCATGATCTTTTATTTCTTCTCTATCAACACCATGAAAATAATATCGACCTACTAACTTTTGTGCCACATTGCTGCACACTGCACCATAACCAAGTTTATAATTTTTTTTATCAGATGATCTTTGTTTTTTAGTTCTACAAAAATAATCTACAATCCACATACCTAATGTTTGATTGTATTGACTGGGTGATCCATGAAAAAGACCCTCACCACCAGATAATTTTTTAAGAATATCTTTTGCTTCCATTCCAAATCACTATATATTTATATGCCAGATTGTCAAACACATTATTTAGTTGACATTGCCATATTGGTAATTATATAAGGGATTTTTACAAGGAGTGGTATGACATTAGAACAATTCAAAGAAGAACAAAAAATGACCTACGAAGATCTAGCTAGGTTTTTAGGTATTGGTGGATTAACTCCACAATCAAACGCTTACAGATATTGTAAAGCACAACGAATACCTAATGTGAAAATGATGTTAATGATTAAGGAGAAAACAAAAGGCAAGGTTATGCCTAATGACATCTATGAAGAAAAGTGGAAAAAAATTTAATTACAAACGAGTAATTGTATATTGGAATGATCCTAAATCAAATCCAGAATGGGTTAACGATATTGAGGATGAGGACTACTGCAAGACCTGTACCTCTATAGGTTGGCTACACACAAAGAATAAAAAGATAGTCAAAATTTTTAGTTCTTATAATTTAAAAGATGATGGGTCTGTTGATGACTTTGGTGATGTTGTTACCTTTCCACCATCTATAATTAGAAGGATAGAAAAGATATGACCTATGAAGGTATGATGGAAGAAGTAGGGTGTCCTAAAAAATTAAAAGAGTGTCAAGCTGAAGTTAAAAGACACAAAAAGCACATAGAAAAATTATCTAATCAATTATTAGATTTAGAGAGAATAATTGAGGAAAGAGATAACGAGATTATTATAATTAAAAACAAAAACAAATAAGGCATAATTGTGGCAAGGTGGACATACTATAAATCCAATGGAGGTTTTAACGATTTTCATCGCCAATGGGAAGGATTGGCAGGGATCGATGTGGATTTTTGCGAGGTCTGTCCTGATTGTTATGAACCTTTGTGTGTGATTGAGACTGCTTATGACAAAGGACAAACTTTTAAGACTACAACCTTTGTAGAGATACTCTCTAAACGCCTTCAGATACCCTCATTTTTAGTTTTCTATAAGGAAGATGACACTGGGGTCATGTGGATCAGATACAAGCGTCTCTGTGGCTCTGACGAGCTTAAACGAGTGCGAGGTGATGAGTTTATAAAGGAGCTATACCTGTTGCAAAAAGATCACAATAGGTGTTGTAAATATGCAACATAAGAAATACGAAGCACACATACGCCTACCTTTCCGCATATTTGATGATCCGCAGTTTAGAACTATTCCAAAAAGCTATCGTTCATCTTGCCTAGCCATCCTAGTTTGCCTATTAAAGTTCACCAATTCTAAAACCAGACAATGCTATCCTAGAGTGGCTACTATATCTAGTAT